ACCGAACAAACCACCGAACAAACCACCGAACAAACCACCGAACAAACCACCGAACAAACCACCGAACAAACCGGTCAAAAACAAAAGGATAACCTATTTAAAACATTTCCCATCTCAATTACAAATGAAAATAAAAAACAATTTGAAAAATTATATCTGAACAAATATAAAAAAATACGTGAAAAACATGTTCACAATACAAGTTTAGTAGGGGTGGTCAATGGAATGTGGGCAAACAATCACGGAAACGGTGGTATAATACCTATTGAAACAGTATTTATTCCATCGGCAAATCTATTTGAAATGCAATTGACCGGTTTACAAGGGGATGTTATGAAAGAAAGTATGAATGTAGCGAAAAACGTTGCATGGAAATTAACACCATTAAAACGTCAAGAAGAATTACTGCAATGGTTTCAACAAACAAAAACACAAGGAATTCATGTGCATTGCCCAGAAGGCGGTGTTTCTAAAGATGGTCCTTCAGCTGGTTCTGCAATTACTCTTTCATTGTATAGTTTGTTTAATAATATAAAAATACCAGGCGATATTGCAATTACTGGTGAAATCGATTTACAAGGAAAAATAACAGCCATTGGTGGTTTAAATGATAAAATAAGAGGATCTATTCGATCCGGTGTAAAAACATTTTATTTTCCTAAAGAGAACCTTGAGGATATAAACGAGATTCGATTAAAAATGGATAAAACGGATAAAATAACAACAAATGTGAATTTTATTTCGGTAGATACAATAGAATCCTTGTTATTTCATGTGATTGGCAGGGCGGAGGATAAAATATAACAGATAATATATATTAATGGATTTAAATATATTTAGTATTTTATTTTTATCTTATAAAATCGCACCATTTATCATTATTTCTTACTTATGTTTAAGCACATTGTTCAATCACGAATATAAAGGGTTGGTTTTACTTTCTGGTGTTCTATTGTCTTGTTTTATTACTACATTGGTATCAAACATACCTATTTTTAGTGGAGCACCCAATAACCCAGAACTCGAATATTGTAATACAATGACATTGACAAAAACGGATGGTCCTCTTTCAAAACTCCCATTGAGTATGCACATATATACATTTATTATGGTTTATTTCACATTTTGTGTGGTGTATAATTCGATTTTAGTCGAAAACATTTTAACTATTATTATTTTATCGTTATTAATTTTGGTTGACGTTTGGTTTTTAACGAGATATAGATGTGCTCGTATTATTAATATGTTTGTTTCTATAATATTAGGATTTATCACAGGTATGATGTGGTTTTATATAATTGGTTCTTCTAATAACCCAGATTTACAATTTTTCACGGGAAAGAGTTCAGAAGAAACGTGCAAAGTATCAAATCGTCAATTTTCATGCAGAATAGTGTCAGCACAATAAATTCAAATGTCATGCAATTTCATATAAAATAAATGGATTTTATATGAAAACGATCAAACAAAACAAAACAAAACAAAACAAAACATTTTATGAAATAAATTTACGCAAAGGATGAGATATGAGATTCTATCCATTGAACCATATTTTGAACAATTTGTTTGCGATAAAATTCATCCGATATCATATGAAAAGATCCCCCGCTATTTGTATAATATTTTATAAAATTATTTATCACTGGTTTTAAATTTGCCATTGAATATTTTGCGTCTAACTCTTCTCTCTTAAAAAGAGGCATCCCTTTTTTTGCATTTACCATATTATGAAATTGAAACATGCATTCTTTGAATTGGATTTTTGTTTGTATTGCATTGAAATTGATTTTATTAAGATATTCTTTGGCATGATTTGCACAATCGGGACAGGGTAAATTCGAAGCAATCGATAAAATAATATTTAAAAAATCTCTTCGAAAGATAGGAAATTCGGTATCCTTTATTTTTTCGGCTAATGTATGAAATAAAAACCACGTTGGTTCTCCCCATTTCATTTTTTTAACCACGATAGTTTGAGGGTCTGGTTCAACGACCGGAATAGCACGAACACCAATACTAGATACAGGTATAACACCACCTCTAGTATTAAAACCCATTTTCATAAATTGAATATTCGAGTTTTGTGATTTATCAGACATTGAGTTTGAATTAGCATCGTAGTTCACTTTTGAAAAAATCATATTATAACTTATAATTACATTTATTCTTCTTTATTTTTTTTGGGTTCTTTCGCATAAATAATATAACCATCTAAAACAAAATAAATATTTCCTAAATAAAATATATAATCTTGCTATAATGGAAAATAAAGAACAACTCATTCAAACCATTAAAAACTGGGTAAAAATAGATAATGAAATGCATGTTCTTCAACGGGAATTGCAAACCAGAAAGAATGAAAAAAAAAAGATTTCGACACTTCTTATTGAAACAATGAGAACCAACGAAATTGATTGTTTTGATATTAAGGACGGACAAATTGTTTATATCAAAAAAAATGTGAAAAAACCAATCAACCAAAAATCATTATTTTCTATTTTGTCCTTGTATTTTGAAGACTCCCCTTTAAAAGCAAATGAATTGAATGAATTTATTCAAAACAACCGTGAAGAAGTTGTCAAGGAAGACATTAAACGTAAAATGAATGCAAAAATAATAGATGCTGATGTATAATCTCTATCATCTCATTTGTTCCCATTTGTTCCCATTTATTTCCATTTATTTCCATTTATTTCCATTTGTTCCCATTTGTTCCCATTTATTTCCATTTGTTCCCATTTATTTCCATTTATTTTTTCATATAAAAAAACGTTTATATGAAACTAACATAAAATATAAATTGGATGCAATAAATAATTGGGTGCAATAAATAATTGGGTGCAATAAATAATTGGCGCAATAAACAAAACAATACAATGAATTATTATTTAGTGTATATCGTCCCGTTATTTTTCATACAAATAATATTATTTTGTATGAAACCATATATGAGTACAAATATACACATGTAATTCCCCCAAACCCCCTTTCGGAAGGAGTTTGGGAAAATATATATTAGATGGGTTGGAATTTCAAGCCGCTCTCGGTTGGTACAGCTTTTCCAATAATAGATGGGTTTCGTTTTTCATCTAAAACATCTTCCGGTTTGTACAAATTATTATATTTATCTTTATAATAAACAATTCCGTCTATTTCTTCTGTCCATATTTCGATTTGTTTTTTGGGTTTGTTTTCAACATCTGTTTCGGTTTCATAATCACTTTGCACCGTTTCATGTTTGTATTCATCATTCCCACCCGCCTCTTTATTTTCTTTTTGTTTTTTTTTGTTTTTCGTCTTGTTCACACCTTGCTCTTTATGCTCTTTATTGTGTAATAAACATAACAAACAATCCCTTTTTTTACGACGAGAACATTTTTCACCATTGTTTAAAACCGCTTCACATTGGTCTTGCAGCAATATTTCGATATCATTGCGTTTTCGTTTGACAAAATCTTCTTTATCTAAAACAAGCCGTTCGTAATCATAAATATATTCCATCAATTTATTTGCACTGTGTTTATCAATGGAATTATTTTCAAACAATTTCTTTTTAATATCTTCCTTAAATGTAGTTATATATTGTTCTATTTGTTTGTTAATTCGTCGTTCCATTTTAAATGCAAATGCGGTTTTAATAAATTTATTATTCTTGTGTACTTGTCTAATATATTATATAGATACATCTGAATGTTTTTATATCAATTTTATGTAAAAACATTGATTTCACGTAAAAAATATCAATGAATTACTTGCAACAATCGATTCACTGGAATGTAATCAATTGGAACAGACAAAAACAATGGATCACGATCATGTTGAGAAATCCAAAAAGAGAACCTTTTATGAAAACAAGAAAAACCAATGCTAAATTCAATGCTCAATTTTTGGAAGTAAAAAGGATCACTCCATCGAACCGGGCAAAAATCATCTTTGTCAATTAAAACCAAAACGTGGTAATAATGACGGGGGGCTTGTTCTTCACTGTAATGTGCAATACCTAATAAATATTCATCTTTATTTAATTCATCCGGTGTATTTTTACCAAAACAAATGTCTTTTTTCGTTACCCTGACAAATGGAGATGAACCGCGCAACTTATGAAAAAGGGGGTTTGAAATATTATATCGATATACGATTTCGAGTTGTGTTTCTTCTTGTTCAACATATGTGTTGGGATCAATCAATTTGCCGATTTGAAAAGGACCCCATTTATAAATAAAATATAATTCTTCCTCCTCATTGCATATTCTATTTTTTGTTGGTTCTATCGTTGGTTCTATCGTTGGTTCTATCGTTGGTTCTTGCAAAAGAGAACATGATTTTACAATTGGGATCCAATTCTTTTCAAATGCACGGGGATTTGTAATAGGGGATAAAATACGAAATCCATCCGTAATTGTTCTATTTTCTATATTATAATTTCCCATGTACATATGACTATTGTTATCCAAACTATATCCAATAGATGACGCAATAAATTTCAATTGTCCTTTATAATAAAACAATCGAATATCTTCTAAACCAAAAGAAACACCGTTGCGATTATGTGGAAATTCCAATTGTTCTGTCATTTCTTGAAATTCACATGGATAAAATATAGGTGTACTCGATGTTGTCGTGTTATTATCATCATAAAAATCAACTAAATTCATTGACAAATCCAATAAAGAAAACACGTTTTTGCTTTCAATCAATTTATCGTTTCTAAAAAAATGATAATTTCCATTTGGATAAATCCAATAATTCACATATCGCGTATTTAACAAATGTTGATCTTTAACCGGATCGTACAAATAACACGCGGACATTGGATAAAAAAAGTTGGCAATCTCCGGATAATTGTATGTTTTTTTTTGAACAAGAGTGTCCGTTTCAATAAAAAGCGGTTTTGTAATAAAATCACCACTACAAACAAACAAAGAATCATTGTGGTCTGCTTTATACCATGAGGGGGTCCAATTCGCCATTTTTTCCATCCATGCCCAAAAACAAAAGTCCCACGTCAATGTTTTAAAACGCGACAAAAACAACGGTAACTGTTCCGTGTATATTTCACAAAAGGTGGCAATCGATTGACGGTCTCCCACAAAATACCCTCCACAAAAACGCCATTGAACAGATTCTACTACCAACATTTCATTCTCAATTTTTGACCAACAACCTGGAAATGTGATAAAGGAAGGGTTATAATAAGACAAATTTGAGAACCATTTAAAATATTCAATCGTTTTTATAGGTTCTTTTATTAATGAAATGGTCGTCATATCGATCCATGCAAAATGGGAATATTGAATAAAATCATTGTTTCGAATAGTTTGTTTTATCAAATCATGTTTAAGGTGTTGTGATGCAATATAATCAAATGTATCCTTTTCCCTATTTCGATGAACCGGTAATTGCAAATGAGCGTTTTGTTTATTTGTGTCATCTCCGTCAAGACGTTCGGTGTGTATATCTCTTATTTTATTAAAAACCCATGAAAATAAAGGGTTAAAACAAATGAAAAAAAGGTTGTCTTTGAGTTTTTCAAATAATAATATAAATCGTCTTTGATATTTCAAATATTCATGGGTTTCCTTTTTTATATAAACAATCACTCGAATATTTGTTTTTTCCACGAATTCTAAAAAGGAATATATAGAATCAAATAAAGGTTCTGACAGAACTGGATCAAATGCCCGGTACACGCTAAATTCACTGTGAATATTGGATTCATAAAAAGACGTTATGTATATTAATTGGGGTTTAGACATGGATAAACAGTGATATATTATTAAGTTTATTTTGTTTTTAGCAATATCACTTATTTTAGCAATATTATTTCATGAAAAACAAAAATCACAAAAAACGAAAATCACAAAAAACGAAAATCACAAAAAACGAAAAGTCATCGAACAAAATGCAACACTTTAGCAGGAATACCATACGGAAATTCCATTTTATTCATAGAAACTACTTGTTGATATAAATAAGATATTTCATTTGGTTCTTTTGCAGAATCATCGCCGTCATTTGTTTCCCCCGCATCGTTTTGTACCTTCGCATGTTTGTCATCATCCTCTTTTTGAAAAGAGAACTTATTACCACTACTCATTTTAGAAAGAATCAACATTTCCATGACATCATATTTTAGCAATTGTAGATTTTGTATTTCCGGAAATAGTTCTTTTATTTGCAATGAAACCGCTTCATAAATACCACCATTTTCCATGAATTTTTCTATTTCTTGTTTTATTTCATAAATACGTGTTTCTTTCTCTTCGATACAAGTTTTACGTATTTCACCATACATTGTATTTTCATATTTTTTGACATATTCTAAATATTCTTTCGAATACATGTTGTATTTTTCCATGTTTTGTTTGAATAATTGTGCAGACTGTGATTCATTTATATAACTCATTATAGAATCCATTTTACATTTAATAATCGTTGATTTCACTTTTTCCAATTCTTCTTCCGTCGTTGAAACACCAAATCGAACGTCGTTTTCACTATATCCAACGTCAATTTTAATATTTAAACGGCAAGGGGTGTCTTTATCACCACAAATAGCGGTATAAACACGATCCTTTATTTCAAACAATGTCCCTCCGGGTTTGCGACATTTGATACAAAGAGGACGAATATGTGCAATTTTTCGTTTTGCCTTTTTTTTATCCAATTCTTTTTTATAAATCGCCTTTTTTTTTTCTAAAATAGCGGTCATATATTTTTGTTTCATTTTAAAATAAATGCTCAATGCATTTGATACTTCAAGTTTTTCTTCGGTATCCTCCGTTGTATTTTCATCTGTCATATCACCTTCATTTGTACAGAATTTTGTTTTGTCTAAAATAGGATCATTGTCCATTTGTAAATCAACTATTCCTTGGGGCACACCTTCTAAAATAATCGATCGGTTGTTTGAACAATGCAATTTTTTCAAAGATGTTGCATTTTGAAGACTCAATCGTTTGATTTTATTAGATGAACAAACTAATTCTTCTAAAGAGGTTGGTATAGAATCGATTTTAGTAAGAATATTATCAGAACATCGCAGTATTTTTAATTGTATCAAGTTCTCTAAATCCAATTCTTGAATGTAATTATTCGCACAATCTAATAATTCTAATGATTTAGGCAAATCCGCGAATTCTTGGATGAGTTGATTATTACAATATAATTGTTTCAATGTTTCTGGAAAATGATAAATGCCAACAATTCTACCGGATTTATGAAAATGGAGAACCTCGATGTTTGAGAACCCGTGTTTTTCTAAAATACTTAAATCAATTGTTCCCGATAATGGTTCATAAATATGCAACTCTTTTTTATTGGTTTGCAGTTCTCCTTCCAACCGATATTGAGAACGATCAATGTATATTTTTTCTAAAATCACTTCAAATTCCATTTGTGCGGTATTATTATCTTGTAAAATTTGTTCCACTTCTTCTTTAATTGACGTCATGTTCTCTTTTATGTAATATAAATATAAGTTTTTCATGTTTATCGTTTCAAACTTCTTTTTGAAAGGGGGTGGCAACCGGATAACAATTATTTATTATTTATGTTTACCTTTTTTGTAAGATGCTATCCAAAACAGAGATAAGAAAACGTCGTATTTTTTACCTTATTTGTGTTATTTCTTCATTTATTATAAACCAAAATAATAAATTTTGTCATGAATATTTTACAAAATAATCCCGTATTCATTCCAAATGCTGTTTGTTTAGCAAAATATTTCAATATTTATGTATTTTTATACATTGCATCTTGTATTTTATTTTGGTATTTTTATCAGATTTATCCCCTTTTAGGAATTTATCTTGTTATTGCCACCTTTTTTATTGCGTTATTTACCTCTTATTTTGTAGGATATAATCCACCCTCGATGTTGAAAATAGGTTTGGTTCTCATTTCTGCTTTTATAGTTTCTATTGCCCTTTTATTTCAATGCGTTGAATCGTTTGCAAATCAATCAATGACAAACTTATTGAGATTAAATATATTCATTTTTTGTTTTTCTATAAGAGAACCTTGGATAATATTGCTTCTTCTTATTTGTGTATTATTCACGCCAATTATAACTGTACAAAATCATAAATTATTTTTACAACCATTTATTTTACCCGTAGATACGTGGATTTTATTTCAAACGGTGGTTCTAATGATTTTATATTTATATTCTTCATGGTTCTGTAATATTGTTTATTTCGCCGTCATTGCGGTGTTATTACCATTGCTGTTTCATTTTACAGAGAACCGTTGGTTAGAATCCAGATTATATTTTTTATGCATATCTTTTTGGTTTATTGTATTTCAAAACAATAGAAAAACATTGAAACAAATATATCGTGATTTTGCTTTTTATTGATGTTCTTTTTTTATTTTTTTCGGTATGGGGGGTATAATGACCCATGTATATTTTATATTTTTATATAGGAAAAATGTCATCATGTATGGTTTCATACAAAATAATCATACTTTGTATGAAAAAAATGGGAGAACAACCATTCACAAAAAAAACAACTGCTATTTCATAATTATTTATTGTGCTTTTTGTGAGAACGCAGTTTTCGTTTCTTTCTTTGAGTCTTATTTTTACGAGAACGACGACGTTTTCCACCAATAGGTGTTAGTTCTTCTATTTGTGTTCCTATTTTTGGGGGTTTGTTCCAGCTAAATATACCAAACCTAGATGAACCGCGAGGTAATGGTTTTTTTTTAAAATATTCGGGTACTTCATTCGGGTTTGTATGATAAATTTTTGGTGTATTCCTAGGCATAAACCTAGGCATAAACCTAGATGTAAACCTAGATAAATATGTTTTTTTATCTTTATTTTCATCTTCACTGTTTTTAGTAGTTGGGTTTGTATACGATGAACTATCTCTTATTTCATTATCTTTTAAGTCATGAGCGAATGATGAACTATCAAAAATTTTATTATCTTCTGATTCATCATAAAATGATGAATTTTCAAAAAGTTTATTAATTTCACTAAATATTTCATCAATATCATTTACTATTTCATTAATTTTTGAAAAATTTCTCTGGTATAGTGCAATTATTTTTTTGTAAATATAATTATAATGCTCTTGATCATAACCATCCTCCTTAAATCTATATTCTAAATTTTCATATATTTTTTTGAAATTTCTTAGATTTTGTCTAAATTCTTTTACATTAAAATCATCTGGTCTTTTTAATATTTCAGCTTGTATCTTCATTTTATTAATCATCTTTTGTCTCCATGTTAAAACCATAATTTTATTTTGTCTCCATGATAAATCCATAATTTTATTATATATATATATATAAAAAAAAAAAAAAAAAAAAAAAAAAAAAAAAAAAAAAAAAAAAAAAAAAAAAAAAAAAAAAAAAAAAAAAAAAAAAAAAAAAAAAAAAAAAA